TGATGCTTTTAATGTGACTTATGTTGTTGAAGGAGAGACACGTTTAGATGTAACTCGTTCTGAGAAGATGGCAAATGTTTTTGATTTATATTATGATAGATATGGGAAAGGTGCAATTCAGAAGATTGATTATGGACATGGTACAATAAGACCCAATCTCTGGGGCATTAAAGCTACTCCACCTAAGAAGGGGAAGAAAAGAAAATGAGTGATGAATTTAAAGAACTTATTGTAGAGGGTGAAAAGGTAGGAGATTACAATGATACTACCTATGCTTATGATAAATGGTGTATGGCAACTGTAGAGCAATGGACTTCTCCTAGAGAATTTGATGCTTACCAATATGATTGGGATGCGTTTAAGGAATTCTACAAACCAGACAATGATGATGAACAATGGGCAGAGTGTGAGGATGAAGAGTTCACACCAGGATTGAATGGTATCAATACTACTGATATAGAGAAATGGTTATTAGAGTTTTGTGAGAAGAGTGATTGGATTAAGGATGAGTATTATTTTATAGCTCATTGGAGAAGGTATGCTATCTTTAAGAAAGAAGAGTATGGAGATGGAGAATTTTATTGGGGTGTAGAGGATATGGGTGAGTCATCCCCTGATAGATATTGTTATAAGAATGGTAAGATAGAAGAAGGATGGTCAACACCTATGGAGGATGAAGAATGAGTGATGAACTTAGAGACCAAATCAATGAGATCATAGAGGCAGACATTCAACTCAAGATTAATGATTATATTGAGAAGACTGGTAAAGGATTTAAGGGTGAAGAACTTAAGGTTAACATACCTCAGAGTGAGGTGGATAAAATTATTAAAGAGTATAAGAGAATTAAGAAAGCTGAAAAATCTAATCTAGGAGAAGTAAAAAAACTTGGACTAGTTGATAAGAATGGGAAATCATTATGAATGAACAAATGAAAAAAGATATTCCTACTTGGGAAAAGGAATATCTTACTATGAATACTAAATTATTAAAGAGAGAAAAAGAATTATTAGAAGGTGCTGATATTGGAGCCCATGAAGGGATGATTTATGGTAGAATGTATTCAGATTGGAAAGTGAGAAAAGGTTATGACTGAAAAGATTGATACGCAAGGGATGAGTGGTGAAGCAGTAAAGGGGTGTACTGATAATGTATATCCCAAAGATGATAATGGTAATCCCATCTATCCACCAGCAAACTTTAAGGTATTACCTATCTTTGATGATAGAGAAAGGGCAGAGTTGAAAGAGATTATGTTGGAAGCCTTAAAAGAGTACCATGACAAACCTAATTATTCACCATATAGATTAGACGAGCTACAAGAATGAGACTAGGTGTTATGTGTTCTGGCAACGGAACCAACTTCGAGAACATAATTACTAATCCTATATGTAATAAGCATGAAGTTGTGTTGATGATACACAACACTAAACAATGTGGTGCGGTCAAGAGAGCAGCAAAATTTGGAATCCCTCATGTCAGAATACCTCATAAAGATGAAGAGAGAATGATAGATATGTTTAAGGTATGGAGAGTAGATCTTATTATCCTTGCTGGATATATGAGAGTGATTAAAAATCCTGCTGCTTTCCCTGCTCCTATCATTAATGTACATCCATCATTACTTCCTAAGTATAAAGGATTGAATGTAGTAGAAAGAGCAATGGAAGCAGGTGATAAAGAAACAGGATGTACTGTGCATTATGTGAATGAGGAACTGGATGGTGGTGAAATAATTCTTCAAGGAAAGGTTCCCATTTTACCAGAAGATACTGTAGAATCATTAACAAAAGCAATCCAAAGAATGGAATATGGTATACTACCAGCAGCAATAGAACATGTTAAAAATTCTCTACAGACTACACTATTGGACTATGTTAAGCACTAACTATCGGAACAATATAATAGATATTTGTTGCCGCATGATCTCAACTGATGGTGAAGTTGGATTGGATGAGAGGATTTGGATGTCTAAGTTATGTGATCATAACGAACAGGCAAGAAGAATTAGGGATGAAATGTTAAGAGATTAAAAAAATGTATCAGGAAATACAAATAAACTTGACTATATAGTAAGACTGTGTTAATATTAACACATAACGTTCATCCTGATACATTCAGGACGCAAGTAAGTCACGGAACGGTTCGTTCATCCCCCTTCGACTGGGGACGCAAATGACTAAAGGAACGGGGCTAAAAATCCAACTACTTTAGGAGTAAAAATCATGGCGAAAGTCACTTACCGTGGTGTCTCATACGACACTGATACACGCAAGCAATCTGCTGCACCTCAAAAGGTTGAAGAAACCTACAGAGGTGTTAAGTTCCAAAAAGAACTAGCATCTGCTTAAACGAAATCAAAAGGAGGGGTTGACACCCTCCTTTTTTTATGTCATAATTTATTTGTTGAGTTGACGAACCCAACACGGGAGTGACTGAATCAAACTTGCTGGCATAAGGCTAGTTAAGGTGACGAGACACAGGTGGTGCTGCTACTCGCAAGGGTAGAACCGACATACCAGTCGGGTCTCGGACAGTAAGGTAAAAATCTACTAATGTAGCAATGCCCCTTACTTGTTGGTACACATTAATCCAACCTCCCACCCCACTCTAAATAATGAGAAACAAAATCATGAATAGAGGAAAATTAAAAGTTTTAATCATGGCTCTTAAAGAAGTTGTGGAAGAGTTAGAGTCTGAGATCTACTCAGATGTAGAAGCATACCAACCAGCACCTGTAGGAGATTATGAAGAAGTTTTTGAAGATGATGATGGATACCCTGACTAATGAGTAAAGATATTGAATTAATCAGTGTCACTCCTGATGCTGAACAACACATGGCATACGTTGCTCGTGTTTCTAACCCTAAGAACCAAGACAATGATAAGTTCTCAGGGTTATTAAAGTATTGCATCAAGCACGGTCACTGGAGTGTCTTTGAGCAAGCATACATGACAGTAGAGATTAATACTACAAGAGGTATTGCGGCACAGATACTAAGGCATAGAAGTTTCACATACCAAGAGTTCTCTCAAAGGTATGCTGATAGTAATCTTCTAGGTGAAATAGAATTGCCTGAACTTCGCAGACAAGATGATAAGAATAGACAGAATAGTATTGATGATCTAGATCCAGAGATGGTTGATAAGTTTAATAGGCAGATGAATACTCTGTTTAGTTCTGCCTTTGGTTTATATAATCAGATGTTAAAGGCAGGTGTTGCTAAGGAGTGTGCTCGGTTTGTACTACCTCTTGCTACACCAACACGTATCTACATGACTGGATCATGTCGTTCATGGATACATTATATCAATCTGCGTTCTGCACATGGAACACAGAAAGAACATATGGATATTGCGAATGGTTGTAAGAAACTATTTACTGAACAATTTCCTGCAGTATCTGAAGCATTGGAATGGGTATAAGTCAAAACAATAGGGTCTATGGTATTAATAACTTAATTAATACTCCATTATGGAATTTGATACAAGAAAAAATTAATAGTACCAATTTACAATTTGAAGATGGACAAGCTGAAGTATACTCACTAACTACGAGGAAAAATATTAGAAAATCTAAAATTGCTTGGTTAGAGGATATATATTTGCGAGAGCAAATATTTTATTCGGTTAATTTATATAATAAGCACAATTGGGATTATGAATTAGATGGTTGTGATTCAATTCAATATGGAACTTATTCTGATGGTGGACATTATGATTGGCATGTAGATAAAGAAGAAGAAATACCAAATATAAATGGTCATTATCTTATGAGAAAACTGAGTATGACGATTTGGTTAAATGATCCTTATGAATATGAAGGTGGAGAATTAGATATAGAATGTAAAGGACCGAATATGGATTTGAGATATGAGACTCTAAAATTATCAAAAGGATCTATAGTAATTTTTCCATCTGATAAATGGCATAGAGTTAGACCTGTTACTTCTGGAGTAAGAAAATCATTAGTTACTTGGTTTAGAGGTCCACCTTTTAAGTGAGCAACTAAATAATAGTACACATTATTACAATCTATGGCAACATATCCTGTTATTAATAAAGACACTGGTGAACAGAAAGAAGTTAAGATGAGTGTCCATGCTTGGGATCAGTGGAAGACTGATAACCCTGATTGGCAAAGATACTTTACTCCTGAAAATTCTCCAAGTTTAGGACTTGAGGTTGGTGAGTGGAGAGATAAACTAGTTAATAAAAATCCTGGATGGGGTGAGATATTAAATAAAGCTGAAAATACTGGAGGTATCTCTGGAAGATTGGCTAGAAAGGGATCTTATGAATCTCAAACTCAATCCGCCTTTGATGTAGATTAACATGACATCCAAATCTAAAAATCGTAAGATAGTTGTTCCATACGGAATGAGTAATAAGCAAATGAAAAGAAAGAAACCTATTAATACGGACTTGATGAGGGCAATTACCCCTCTAACCCCAAACCAAGAAGAATTGTTTCGTTGCTATGAGAACAATCAGAACTTAGTTGCATATGGATGTGCAGGTACTGGTAAGACATTTATAACTCTTTATAATGCACTTAAAGATGTACTAGATCCTAAGACTCCTTATGAGAAGATTTACATTGTAAGATCATTAGTATCTACAAGAGAGATTGGATTCTTACCTGGTGACCATGAGGATAAGTCTTCACTATATCAAATACCATACAAAAATATGGTAAAGTTTATGTTTGAGATGCCAAGTGAAGCAGACTTTGAGATGCTTTATGGAAATCTTAAAACACAAGGAACTATATCATTCTGGAGTACCTCATTCATTCGTGGTACAACATTAGATAAAGCAATTGTTATTGTGGATGAGTATCAAAACTTGAATTTTCATGAGTTAGATAGTATAATAACAAGAGTTGGTCAAGAATCTAAGATCATGTTCTGTGGTGATGCTACTCAATCTGATCTAGTTAAGACTAATGAAAAGAATGGTGTAATTGATTTTATGAAGATCCTTCGCATCATGCCGTCCGTTGATATTGTTGAGTTCGGAGTTGACGATATTGTTCGTTCTGGATTTGTCAAGGAGTATCTATTAGCCAAAATGGAAACAACCATATGATGTTTGATCATTGTAATTACTTAGGTGATATTGAATTAGAAAAGAAAGAAACTCCTGGTTGTAGATTGTATCAACTTCCTGATGGTAGTTGGGTTCCCTCTATTACTTCAGTCACTTCCTTTTATAATAGACAGATCTTTATTAACTGGCGTAAGAGGATTGGTATAGAAGAAGCTAATCGTATTACTAAGAAAGCAACAACTCGTGGAACTGATTTCCATGAAGCAGTTGAAGTGTATATGAGGAACAATGAAATTGATTGGAATAAGTTTAGACCTGCCACTCAGTTTATGTTTCATCATGCCAAACCTTATTTGGATAAGATAAATAACATACATGCTATAGAAAGAACCCTTTACTCTGAGTACCTTGGTCTTGCAGGTAGAGTCGATTGTATAGCAGAGTATGAAGGTGAACTAGCAGTCATAGATTTTAAGACATCTGAAAAGATTAAACCTGAGAAATGGTTGGAAAACTATTTCGTTCAGGAGACTTTTTATGCTGCTGCTTACTACGAACTAACTGAAATCCCTGTCAAGAAATTAATCACTATCATGGTCACGCCTGGTGGTGAAGTAAAAGTATTTGACAAAAGGAACAAAGGGGATTATATTAAATTATTAGTAAGGTATATAAAAGAGTTTGTATCTAACAGTACTAGGAGACAGGATGGAGAATGAACTAGAAAAGGTATTGAAGAGTAAGTTCTTCTCCTCTGCAGGTTTTGCACAAGAAATTGAAACCTTAGTGCAGTTAAACGAAAATATGAATTACATTGATGCTATCATTCACTTTTGTGATAAGAATAGTATTGATTTGGAATCAGTTCCTAAACTTATTCCTAAACCATTAAAGGAAAAGATTAAGTATGAGGCATCAGAACTTAACTTTCTAAAACGTAGTTCAAGAGCTAAACTACCACTATGAATCCAGACGATAATCCCTTTTGGGGTGAACCTACTCCCACAGATCTTTGGGATGATATGGACAAACTAAATGGTCTTTATGAAGAACTTGGTTGGGATCATACAGATTACTTAGACTTTGCAATTGAAGGTAATCATATTACAATTAGAAATAAATCTAGAGAAGGTAGGTAAATTTGACTTATTATATAATGCTCCCTTTTGATTGTTATAAAACTTATATTGCTATGAAGTCTCACTTCACCAAAGACTCTTATGATTATCAGAGGTATGGTAATAGACTTCCTAGATTAAAGGTGACTTCTTTTTATAAAAGGAAGGATAGATTTTTCTTTGAGAAAATGTCTAGAGATTTTCCTGATAAAGAAATAGAGGAGTTTTTTATTGCTAATTTTATTTCTGGAACAGATCCAGCAAGTGTATATATGGCTGATATTATAAAGAATGGTCGTCAAACTTATACAGAATGGCAAAAAAGAAATCAGTCACTTTCTTATACTTTTAAAGAGGATGTTGAAAATATTTTTGAGGAAAAAAAAGTTGATGATGTATTTGATTGTAGAAAAGGACATCCACCAATTTTAAAAAGTTATTTGGGTAAGAAAATTGCACTTGAAACTATGGTAATATGTGATATAATATTAGGGTATGGAAAGGATTTTGATAAACGACTGAATGACCCAGTGTGGGAAACCGTCAGTCGTAAGATTAAAAAATATAAACCTTTCATAAATATTAATGTACCCCGTTACAAAAAAATCCTAAAGGAGGTTGTTATTAATGGCACTTGAAACTGCTACAGTACTTGAAGAGTTGAAGGAACGATATGCAAATGTCGTTAAGCAACTTAATGAATTATCTAACACTCGCATTAAAATTGAGGGTGCTATAGATGTACTGCAACAAATTGAAGATAGTAAAGAAAAGGAGGCACAAGATGCCACCAAAAGCGAAAGCGTCGTGGGCGAAAGCGATGGCGCAGATATCGAACCCTCTGACGGGACCGATTCCAGCAACGGTGACTCTGGAACAACTGAGGAATAGATGAGTTTTTTTCAATCAGATGTAGTCCGTGCCGAAATGGTAGAGATTAGTGAACTCCAAGAGGAGATATATGGTAATGTCTTTAAGTTTCCTTCGATGCCAAAGGAAGAACAACATAGACATGTTGATATTCTTGAGAAATTGATTGAAAAACAACAGATTATGTACACTCGTTTGAGTTTATCAGATGATCCCGAAGCAAAGAAAATGAAAGAGCAGATTATTGAATCTGCTAAAATGATGGGCATTCCTTCTGGTACTGATATGAATCAAGCATTTAGCCAAATGGCAAAGATGGTTGATGTATTGAAAAAACAGATTGACAGGAATGAATTTACCTAGTAACATATAAAGGTACACAAAAGCCAAATCTAAAAACAAATCTAAATGTCTTTTAAAGATCTAAAAAAACAGTCCTCTCTAGGATCTTTGACTCAAAAATTAGTCAAAGAAGTGGAGAAGATGAACAACACAAGCGGAGGTGCTGATGAGCGTCTCTGGAAGCCTGAAGTTGATAAAACAGGCAATGGTTATGCTGTAATTCGTTTCTTACCTTCCCCTGAAGGAGAAGAAATTCCTTGGGCAAAAATGTACTCACATGCATTTCAAGGACCAGGTGGTTGGTATATTGAAAACTCTTTGACCACAACAGGTGGCAAGGATCCAGTCTCAGAGTACAATCGTGAACTCTGGAACAGTGGTAATGAATCTGATAAGGATGTTGTTCGTAGACAGAAACGTAAGCTTTCCTACTATGCAAACATCTATGTCGTAAAAGATCCTACCAATCCTCAGAATGAGGGTGGAGTATTTCTCTACAAGTTTGGTAAGAAAATCTTTGATAAACTTATGGAAGCAATGCAACCAGAGTTTGAGGATGAATCACCAATCAATCCTTTTGACTTCTGGCAAGGTGCAAACTTCAAATTGAAGATTGTGAAAAAGGATGGTTACTGGAACTATGATAAGTCAGAGTTTGATAAGGTATCTCCTGTACTAGATGATGATGATGCATTAGAAGCATTGTGGAAGAAGCAGTATTCACTTGCTGCTGTTACTGCTGCTGATCAGTTCAAATCTTATGATGACCTTCAGAAACGTCTGAAGTATGTTCTAGGACAGAGACCTCCTGCACGTCGTGTGGATGAAGAAGTGTCTGATGAAGACAACTCTCGTGGTTCTTTTCAACCTAGTTTTGAAACACGTAAGGCAGAACAAACTGTGACTGCTGCTGTGGCATCTGCTAGTTCTGATGAGGATGATGCACTATCATACTTCCAGAAGTTGGCGGAAGAATAACTGAGGGGAAATTCGACTTTTAATTCCAAAAAAGTCGGAAAAAAAACTCTGGTATTTTTTTACCCTATTAGTTTTTTTTCTATTGGAATAGTCTAATATTTTCTGCTTTCTTTAAGGTTCCATTGATATATTCAGTGGAACCTTTTTTATATTTGCTAATATCTTTCATATCATCTAAGACAACACTTATATATTCTGGTTTTAAGAGAAATATTTCTCTTTTTTTATTTTCCAAATTTTCTTCATATTCATAATTTGTCATTGGTCTAACAATATTATTTTCTTCCGTTAATCCACCCAAAAAGAAATCATAGTAAATGATGCTATAATCAGAACTTACTTCTAATCCTTTGGGTACGATAATTATACCATTTGTGTCTTTAACTTCAATAGTTTCATAATGATGAATTCCATTATATATTTTATTATAATCATTATCATACTTATCTAATAAGTATCTATCAAAGTCTGCTTGAGGTAATGGCCACTCACTTGGAATATTAATGATATTATTTGCTAATAAAACTAACCAATCTAAAGTAGAATCTTTATATACTTCTGCTGCAACGTTATCAGGTCTATCATCACCTATTACAGAGTACTTTTTAAAGAAAGTTAGATTTTGGTAAATATCCTCTCTAAGAAATACTCTCTTAAAAAGATTTTTTACAGTAATATAGTCTCCTATCTTAGCATTTGGTAATCTGCTAACATATTGAAAATCTGGAATTAAATTGAAGTAGTCTGACATTTTAGAAACCTATTTCTGCTGGAAATTCTTCATTACCATAATCATCATTGTATATAGGATTAAGTTCAGAATATGTCATTGTCATTT